ACCCTCTGATATAAATATATTACCTTCTAAATAATATTCTTTTAAACCAGCACCGTTTGTAAGTAAAACGTCATATCTTAAAACATCTGAAGTAAATGTTGCTGTCTGAGTATCTGTTAAAGCCATATCAATAGTTCCAGCAACTCTATCTGTATAGGTAACAGTCCAATCTGCATATTTATTAGACCGAGGTTCATCCCAAACTTGTGCTTCCACAGTAAAACCAGTTAAATTTATTGCATTATTATTAGAATCTTTAAAAACAAGCTGAATACTATGATCCGACCTTCTTTGGATCGTCATGTTGTATGTCCCAGGTGCGATTGCCATGATTAGATTTTAATTATATACATCATAGCGAAGTTACGAGGTCTACTTTCAGTAGTACCACTTGGGCCTGTATTGTTAGAACTTTGATTACTTGTAGTGCCAGAAACAGAAAATGTGTGGTCATGGTCAGCGTTCATTGAAAAACCACCAGCAGGGCTTACATCAGGATTCCCTGGTGTGAAAACTGAGTTAAAATTACCTAATTTACTGAATACACCACTTGTAGTGCCACTTCCAGCAAAAGTTTCTGCTATTTGTTGTACTGTACCTCTTAATGTTTTTGTGCTAGTTGTGCCACTGTCAGAAAATGAGTGATTATGTGTATGTGAGTGAGTGTGCTGTGCATTATCACCACTTTGATGCTGACCTATTGCTCTACCGCTATCAGCACCTCTTCCATGATCGAAACCCCTTACAAATTCACCTCTTAAATCTGGAACATTAAAGTTGTTAGCCGAACCACCATATTGAGTTCCAATAATTGCGAATAATGCAGCATAAGTTCCTGTTTTTGAATATGATGAGCCATCACATTCAACATAACCTGTGGGAACAACGGCTACTGCCATAGCAAATACAGAACCAGTAGGAACTCCTTGAACTAGAGAAAAACTTAAATTACCTGATCCATCAGTTTGTAAAAAACCTCCATTAACAACAGAAGAAGGCAAAGTAAGGGAAACTGATGAACTTAAACTTGATGGTGCTTTTAAAGCAACGTGTTGAGTACTTGCAGCATTGTCGTAACGTATAGCTTTACCATTTTTGACAATTATTCCATCATCATCAAAAACAAATCTAAGGTTTCCAGCAACAGCAACACCTAATTTATTTGATGATTGTCTAAAAATTCCTAAATCAGTATCTCCATCAAAACTTAAAGCTGGGCTACTTGAACTACTAGAATCATCAAGCCGAAGGGCACCTGTCATTGTGCCACCTGATCTTGGCAATAAACCTAAATTAGCCTGGTCTACAGAACCTATTGTGGTAAATGCGTTATTAGCTCCATTTCTTATTTTTAAATTATTATTATCTGCTGTATCTGCATAAAACATAAAAGACTCTGCATTAGTAGGGTCAGTTCCACCTGAGTTATTTGTTTTAATTGCTTCAAGAACAGCATTGATGTCACTTCTTACAGAAGCACCTGACGCATTGGCAATATTAAAATCTGCTACCTGAGCCATTTAAGAAATTCTTTTCTCCATATTACACCCCTTTGCCGAAACCGACAGCCGAGAAAGTAAAAGTTCTAGACACAAAAGTTTCAGTACCTGAGGTGCTTCTATTTTTTACTTTTATTGTAAAACCTGTACCAGTAATATTTGATAACGCGAAAAAGTCTCCAGCTTGAGCATCTGTAATTGTAATTCCCACAGACGGCAAGAAAGCATTAACTCCCCCTAAACCAGATGTGCCTGTAAAAAAGGGTTTACCAAATGTAACAGTTTTGCCAGAAGATGAAGTACCAGAAGCCTGTGGTACGACAGATAATCCACCGCCTGTTTGATAAAAACGCTCTGTTCTTGACTGAAACTCTGCTGAATAACCAGTTTGCTGCACGTTCATGTTTTGAGCACTGTCTGTGCTTTCTAAAACTAATCTAAATTTAAACCTTCGACCTTTAAATGTTCCATTTGCAAAATTATTAAACGCACCAAAACTTCCCGATCCTGCCTGTGAAGTTGCTACCTGCATCTGACAGTTAACTTCATTTGCTTGTGGCCCATCAAAGTTACCATCAAGAGCATAATCATCCCATAGCGACCCACTTGGAATAACAGTTTCTATTGCTGTGCCAGTAACAAAACCTACAGAACGTATAACTCTTTTTAAATCAAGAGAAAATACAGCACCTAAATCCAAAATATCTTTAAAAGCGTATTCTCCTGTTGAATTAGCACCTGGATTAGTTAGCTGTAATGCACTTGTTGTATTATTAAATGTCGTATGTGTTTTTGTACCTTGAAATGGTGGGGAATCTAAATCTTCTCTATCTAACAGTATTACTTGATTTTCAGCTAAATCAGGCAAGTCCACGATAATAGATGCCTCTCCTGTACTAAAATTACCCTGATCATCTTGAAACTTAAGAATATATTCTCCTTCTAAAGATGGAACAATAACATCTGTAGTATTACCAGCTAATGCAGTAACAAGATCAACTGAGTTTTGGAACGTACCACTGCCATCAGTTAAATTACTATGTCTGACATAAACTCTTCCTCCATGTAAAACATCAGGATCTACAGCTTGTGCCCATCTAAGTCTTACTAATTTATCGTTTACAGGCTCTATGGATAAATTTTGTACATCTCCTGGAGGTGCTGTTTTACCAACGGCATTAAATGTAATATCACTAGATGTTGCTGATAATACTAAAGCAGCATTATATGAATAAACTTTAAATTCATATGTTCCTGCTTCTGAATTAAAAAGTTCAAAGTCAGGTCTAAATACAATTTCACTTACCCAGTTTGCACTATTAAATCTATATTGAACTAGATATTGACTTACACCTGTAACTGAAACCCAAGATAAAATTATTTTACTAACAGCAAGAGCATTTATTACAACAACTCTTTCATTTGCAGTTACGTTTGCAGGAGGAGCTTTTGGCTCATTTAATAAAGATAATTTTCTTTCTGGTAAATCTATTCCTAATTCAATATTGTCGTATTTCCCAGGTATATAAGTTAAAGCTGAAATTGCATAATTAATACCATCTTGCTCTTCAACAGAAATTACTCTAAAAGTTTGTGCTTCTAATGTTGAACTGGACAGCAGCCACATACTATTAGCGTTTGGAGTTTGACTTAAAGCAGAAGCTAATGTAATAACATCACCAACTACACCAGTTACATCTTTAACCTCTACACTTCCATCGGGTAAAACAACGCTACATTTTTTGTTTGATCCAGTAAATGTATCTAAATTTTGGTTATTATCCACTGTTATTTGAGTATTATCTACACTACTTTTAATTCTTCCTGCTCTTCTTTCTACACTACGAACTGGATCGTTTATAGAAATTACAGATCCAGGTCTGACAATCGCACCTGCATCTAGTGATGTTGTAAAACTAACAACTTCGGATTCATTCTGTTCACTAAATAATATTGCTTTGCCTAATCTCTGAGCCTGACCACGGGAGGTTGTAGCAAATGCTTTTACGTCTTTCTTCACAATTCCCAGCTTGGCTTGTGCAGCGACATCTTCTACAACTTCATAGTCTATTTCTCTGCTTTCCATATTGAAGTAGCTTACAGATACAACAGAATGTCTTTGCTTTAAACTACTTCCAGAATAAGAAAAGCCTCCTTCACCTACGTTTGCGAGACTAAATAAATAACTTGGATCAGTTGGTCTATCTTGTGTAATGGTTACAGAACCTTCAGACCATATTGGAAAACATCTCATAACTCCAGCTAGTTCATTTATCAACTGGTAGGCTTCCATAGATCCTTGTAAATTTACATTGCAACTAAACCTTGCTTCCTGTCCTCCAAACCCATCTGATACCAATTCATTTGCATATCTACTAGCTGCGACAAAACTAAATAAATCTAAATTACTATCTGTAATATGCGTTCCAAATCCGTACCTTTCAGTCGTGAGCAAGTCCAGTAACACCATCGCAGGGCAAGTACACCAAACAGCAGCACCCATAGTTCCATTAAATATATAACCATCTGGGTAACTAATTCTTCCTGTCTGTAAATCTACAGAAGGTGTACCAGATCCTCCTGCTCCTGCTCCTGGTATTCTTACTTTTACTCCTCGAATACGAAAAGATCTTTTAGGTATAGAACTAAATTGCTCAGAGTCTAGTCTTAAATTTGTATAAGCACTATTAGGGTATGTGCTTACGTTATCTATTATTTCTGTGAAGCTTGTCCATTGAAAAGCATCGACTAAATCGGTATCTGTACTGTCTGGTGTATCTCTTTTAAGTCTTATATCAACAGGAAAAGCACCAGTTATAGTTACACGAAAGTCTTTTTGGTACGCATCAGCAGTTCTACCTGTAACTGTGTCATCTATAACTTGAGTAAAACCACCATTATTGTACTGTACAAAAATTTTTAAATTTACTGATGAACCAACTAAATCTCCTTTATCAGTAACTTTTTGTAATTGAGGAAAAGTAATAGTGACTCTTACAGCATCTACTTCTGTATTGGTAATTCTTCTTGTTACCTCACCTGATTGACCAGCAGTTACCGTTACTCCTACCGCAGTTGTAGATTGACTACTTTCAATTCCAGGAATGTGACTTTGACTTGACGTACCAAAACGAGGTGTAAACAGTACTCTTTGGAAATTAAAATCTTTTGCCTCTGGGTTAATATTGTTAGCACTCTCGTTAAGTATAGGGGTATCGTTTAAAAATATATCTTTTAATGCTGCATTATTATATGTTTGTGTTCCTTTTGTAAGTCCTGCTTTTGAAGGTGTGGCGAAACCTTCAATCTCTCCTTCTGATAATAAGTCTTGAATTGATGCAAACTGTCTACTGTTTAAAGTGTCTGGTGCTCTAGATGGCTGTGGTGTAGACGTAGGGGTTCTTCCACCTCCTCCACCAGAACCCTTAATAATTTTACCTGTCATGCTGTCACCTGATTAGTGTCAATACCAGCAGAAATTACAACTGATCCTGTTACTATTTCACCATAGACTATTGGATGAGAAGTACCAGCCCTTGATGTATTTTGAATACCAGAAAAACTAAATGATATTCTTGGATCTTCCTCGTTAGTAAATTCTTGTGGCCTAGGTAAAGGGAATAACATTTCACTAACACCCATTAAAGTTAAAGCAATACCTAAATTACCTACTGCTGCTTGAAATCCACTAAAACCTGCTGCTGCTGAAAATCCTGTACCACTAAATACTGCACCAGGCATTGCAAATGCTAATCCAATCATTGCTACTCCTAATAATGTTTTACCTAAACCTCCACCAGCACCAGTAATTACAGGAACAATACTAATGTCAGATTGTCCTATTGGATTATGTAGCTCAGTTTCATCAATATCATAGTCATCAACAAGAACTTTATAATATCTATCTGCCATATGTGCTTCTAATTTTGGAAAGTTAGTAACAAGAAAACGTATTGCATCAGCAGTGGAATTTATCGCAGCCTCTAATTCTTTATGACCTACAAAGTCAGCTAATTCTCCATAAAGTTTAACTTTTCTGAGCATAGCGATACCTCTTACCAGTACATTTTAACAACCACTCAGAATATGGCTCTCTACAAGATAGTCTATCTGCTAAATGGTGTAAAACCATATCTCCTAGAAAAATAGCTACATGATTTAAAGTTGGGTGCAATATCGACATCAACAAGACATCTCCTTTTTCTAACTTTTCATCTGATCTAAGTTCTCTGAATCCTGTTCGCCAAGCATAATCTTCAAATAAAGGATTCTCTAAAAACTCTTGTGGTGTCATATTTCTTGCATAATCTTTTAAAATAATTCCTTTTTCTTGTTTATACCAATCAACAACTAAACTCCAGCAGTCAGTTACACCCCATACCCACTGCCTTCCTAAAATATCTGGAACGTAACCATTTGGGATACATTCACCCCATTGTTCAGTTTTGGGGTTAACAATATACCAGGGTAATTTACTTTGCTCGCAGCTAATCTTATCTGCCTGACTAGGTTCAGGAGGTGTTATAGGGTGGCTATGAACAACACCAATAATTTCGCCTACATTATCTGCTTTTACATAATCTTCTGGATCAATAATAAAACATTGATTATCTGTAATTGAAAGATTACGGCAGGGATAATATTTTTCTTTACCCTTAACATTTAATAAAAGACCACAAGACTCTCTAGGATCTTCACGTTGAGCATGAAGTAGTGCCTTATATTTCCAACTCATTGTGTAAACGTACCAATACTAGGAAATAAAGCACGGGTACATTGA